GTCTTAGCTCAAAATCAGCGACCTGACGTGCAGTAGCTACACCTCTCTGGTCATTGGCAAATCGTGCAAACCTATATTCAATTTGAGCCTTCATCGCCTCTAGCATTGTGTCTGACATGTCTACCGGATCGGTAATCATAACCTTAGTGCCTGATGAAATCGCATTGGTAACACCTTCGGAAAGCGTAAGCGTATTACCAGCAATAGATTTTATCTTGGCCTGCTCCACATAAGGGCTGCTGCCAGCAAGACCTGTGGGAACTGTAGAAGTGTCACCTATACGAATAATGGATCCTACCATTGAAGGAGACATTGTAGCGCTAGCTATAGCGATTTCTGTTCCACCTGCTGAAACCGAACCTGATGTTGTGCCAGTGCGTGCCGCAGTTTCAGTTCCTGCCCACCGAAGCACCCTTGGCTTACGTCTGTACACAAACATCAAAGGTTCAGCGGTACTGGGACTAGGATCAACACACAGCGACCAAAGCCCGTCATTATCAGGGTCTTTCATGATCGTCCACGCCCAAGTTTGACCAGAGGCTTGATGGAATGCCTCTCGTTGTCTCCACTCGGTTGGGGAAATGTAGTAAGTGATCCAATGATTTTTTTCTACTCCGACATCGTAAATGCGCCAGAGGTCATCCGGTAAGGAATAAACACTGCGAAAAAGATCATAACTAGTACCTGACGCTATGGATGCACCGGGGTTTGAATCTGTCGTTAAAACTTTTCTATCGTCATCAGTTGCATCACCCTCAATATCATAAACGACATCATTTATTCTTATGCGACCATACTTAGACCATGTAGGCCACGATCCTCCAGTAAGTTCAACTTCTCGCGTAGCATCAAGATACTGTATGGTTCCAGTATTATAATTAGCAACAAGATCTACACGAGCTTCCTTTATGTAGTACTTCCACTCATAACACATGGATAGATCGCGATATGCACCAAGTATTGTTTCCTTGTGCATACGAAGATCTTTGGTTCTAGCGCCACCATCTGTAATGGCGGTCACATAGTCCATGAGATCACTATAAGTGTACACATGTTCAGATACGGCCATTACCTGCCCCTACGTTGTTGTCGTTCTTTCTTGCGTTTCTGCCTATTCGCTCTGATCCTTTGAAGCAAACCGGCATCTGCCCCCACACCGGGAACTCCAATGTCATCTACTGCCTGCGTTGCCTCATTCATTGCACCCTCTACTTGATCTCTTCCAGATGCAGCTCCATATCCGTGTCCCGGTTTATTTGGAGCTGACAGTTCGCCGGAAGGAGGTGATTCGTATCCGTAATATCCAGATAATCCCTGAGGAACTTCTTCATACGGAGTATTCTGAAACAAGCCTGTAAGATGTGGGTGTTGACCTTGGCCTGATAGCCGTGGATCCGTATAAACGCCTTGATCTGGTATATACCCCATAGGAGATGCTCTCATCCCCGGAGGTGGTGGAGGTGGGCCTGCCGGATCAGCCTCATTGCTTATCCCTTGAAGCTCTCTTCTCAATCTTTCAAGCTCTCTTTTTTTCCCTTGAAGCTCGACATCCCTACGTCTAAGCTCTGCCTCCTCTGTGGCGGCACTGGGAGGACGCTGAAATCGGGGTGTTTTCCCGTATGTATCTATAAACTCACGATGCCTCTTAAGGAGTTCTCGCTCCATCTCCTCAACTTCTCTCCCTAGCTTAGCAATGGGAACACTATCTATATCCTGAGTCGCGGGAGGATCAACATCCGCCGTTCTTATGGGAGCAGGTTGTGTCGAAGGAGGAGTCAGGGATGGGTCCGATGGTGCCATTGGCACCCGCGTTGGTGGCGCCGGATGGGTTGGCGGTTGGTCGTCAATCCACGCAGGCTTCTCAAAGCCTCCCGGGTCTCCCCACAGGTCTGAGGGCCAATTGTTTGATTTAGCATTAATAGGTGGACCAGAATCAGATGGAGGTGGCTGATGATTAATCGAATGCTGATTCGGCAAGCGGCTAGTCGGGGATCCAATGCCGGACAAGTCTACATTGGATGTCCCCATACCCGTAAACATCATTGGCATAGAGCCAGCTGCTTGGTATGACCCATGAAAATTACTATCCAGTTGTTCCATCTTTTGTGGATTCGTGGATGGCTGCTTAGCAGGCTGATTAAGGGGCGGAGTTGACTGTGGCATCTGTCCTGCATCAGGATGAGATGGGGCTCCCATGCCAGTACCATGATGTGATGGATTAACATGAGAAGGGCCGCTCTGAGAGCTTTGTGGCACAGGCGTAAGACTAACGCTTGGGCGCATACGATGTCCGCCACCACCGGCTTTAGGGCTCGTAAAAAACGCCTCTTCATGATCCATTTTTCTCCATTTTTCCACCAGATATTCATAGGTGGGATTTGATTCGCCCGCTCCTACCTCTTTATATGTTCCACCTTTCAGCAACTTCCTGTGTTGAGGACTGTAATGCTCGGTGCGAAAACCATCAGGACTGTTCTTATCTCGAAATGTTACGTGACCTGAAATATGTCCACTGGGGCTTGCTGTGAAGATTACCCTGTAGTCACCAAGATCGTGCTCTTCAAGAAGGGTATTGTCTCCGATGATAGTATTACGATCATGCCGTTTCTTCCGGGGAGGAAGCACGCTAGGTTCCTTAGGCTTAGGCTTTCTCACTGGAATGCCTGTTCCATGAGGATCCTCAAGGAAATCATCAGGATTATTAACCATAGCACCGGGAGCAAACCCATGGGCCATATTCGATTGAGCAGTATCTACATTCTGTATAGTCTGATTCAGAAATTCACTTTGTAATGCATCCTTCTCACTGAGTGGTCTAGAGGGATGGTTATATTGCCCGAATGCAGGACGAGGATCGTCCCCGTGATTGTAATTAAATAATGGATACATAGGAGGCATTTAACTATTCCTTCACAGGCTTAGAATGTTTGTTAATAACTTTTTCCCTGAGATCTCTCATCTTCTTGGGGCTTTTCTTAACTTTTTCGGCTAAACCGGGATCTTTGTGGCATTCGACTGCCATTTGGTGCTGAACTAGGTCTTCTGCCATTCTAACTCTTTTAGGCTTTTGGGCGGGAGCCTGATAATTTATGGCACCTGTGACTGTCAAACCTTTACGTTTAGCAGTCTCAGTAACATCATCCATAGTTGAAACCCAAGCGCCGGGGTCAGTCGGTCGCCCAAGTCCACCTACATACTTCTTGCCCTGCGTGGATACTCCAGCATTCTTAGCTTGGCGATGCAACTCAGTAGCCGCTTCCTTGCTAATATTATCTGCCCATCCATGCATACCTTCTAGGAATGCACGCTCTGTACCCTTGGAACCCGGAGGTTGCCTCTGGGCTAGCATCGCTGCAAAGCCGGGATTATTCCCTTCATCAATCAATTTCTCGAAGAACTCTAAAACACCTAGCCTTTCGGACTCGGTTCTATGTCTCTCGTAATCAATCGCTTTGCGTGGATTGGGCTTTCTTGGCATTAGTCATCTCTTTCTGGGTGCGGGATTTCTCTTTCATAAACTCAAGTTCGAGTTGATGTTTCTCCTTTGCTTGCTCAAGCTCCATAATGTGACGCTCGGAATCTTGTTGCATCTCTTGAACGTGCTTTGTTTGCTCAATCTGTATCTTCTGTTGTTCAACCTGAGCCTTCTGTAGTGCCACTTGCTGTGAATTCGCTGCGTCTGATTGCTTGGTCTGTGCTTCGGCTTGCTTGATTTGCATCTCAAACTGCTTGGATTGCATGTCGAGTTGCTTCTCTTGCATCTCAAGTTGTGCCATCTGCTGCTGCATCTGCATCTGTTGCTGCTGCATCTCCATCTCAGGGTTATTCTCCTGAGCCGCTGCCTCTTCTTGCTGTTGCTGGGCACGTATTTCCTCAATATCAATTAGGTAAGGATCGACATCTAATTCGTTAGCCTTAGCCCAGTCAGTGAGGAAAGCGTTATATGGACCACTGATCCCCATGCCAACAAATTCTTGCAGCATAGGCATAGCGATCTGACCAAAATCGTTTAGCTGTCGCACTCGATTAGTCTTATTCGGCTTCCTTGCTGATCCAGCTTCGACTCTATAATCGTAATCTCTGACTGTTCTTTCAAAGTCTGTTTGAGATATCTGCTGTTCCCAGACTAATGCTCCAACCTGACCAAGTATTGGGAATACGTCCTGACCATCCATTGCCCACTCAGCTGCTTCCATCTCTTTCAGAGCACAGTTGCTAAGCCAATCTTCCACTCGGCTAGCCATGTCATCTGGGCGAACAGATACATTCTGATTACGAACATCAGCCTCGGTAGCTGATCTAATCTGCGTTGATCCCGATAGACCATAGAGAAGTTCAGTGAGTCCCGTTCTCTTATCTATCATGTCTAGAACTTCTGACACCATTCGCCAGATATCCACATTAAAGCTAGGAGAGTCCAAGAAGGAGATCATATCCTGAATCTTCCCTCCATATATCTCCGATACTTCAACAACTGTATAAGGGCCCATACCAGACTTAATCTGGTCTTGGATCTCAGCACCAGCGGCCTTGGCGATAGCTACATAGGTAGTACTTGCAGCAGCTACCTTGTCAGCTAAGAAAGACATACACCAGTTGACGAATCGTAGCTCACCAATGGCTGGCTTGATTAGAGATATGGGCCATATTTCACGAGGCTTCTCGTAGAAATGTAATTTAGAGAATGGCCATCCACCATCAGTCCAGAATGGGATAGGCCACTGTGCACGCATGAATATAGATTCTTCGTCTTCTTTCAATGACTTGGGAGGCAAATTAAGAGGGAAAGGAATATCCTCACTAACTGCCAAATAGCAGAAGTCTCCAAATACTGAATAATCAAACTTGGTAGGTTTCTTTTCTCTGTTCGTTACCTTAAGCCTGTCCCCAAATCCAGACTTTGTAAATATTTGCCAGTACTCTATAAGATCATAGGAAGTACCCTTCCGCTTGTCCCCAGAGCTAGGCTTCTGGCTTTTGTTATTTATCTCTGCCTGTGCTGACAGGGAAGCCATGTTGCCACGCAAGTAACCCTCTTCGAGTCCGTACTCCCGTTCAACTTTCCATACAGGATGAACACATCTACGGGCTATCCACTGTACATCCTCCCAGTACTGGGCATCAGGATCCATGACAAGATCGTCCACAGAAACATATACGCTCCGTGGATACTTTGTCTCGCTTCCACTGGGCTGATACATCTCTGTCCATAAAAGTCCCATGCCCTTAATGATGGCTTCATTAATAGCCATACGAGCCTGATCCTTCTTGTCCGTCTCGTGCTGAACCCAATTAAGGAAATGTTCTTTTAGCTTGGCGTGGCTACGCTTCTTGGTATTATTGTAATCCGTCTGAAACTGAAGCTGCTGCCATTGTTGCAACTGGTTCTGGTCTTCAGGGTTTATACCTAAAACCATCGGATCTATGGCTGGTGTTATCTTGGGATTAACCTGAATGGCAGGATTCCTGTGGTACAACACAGGGCCAAATAGGGCTACAGCTTCAAATACCCTATTGACTGTCATTCGGAACGTGGGCATTACACCCGTAGTTCCTTTCTCAAGAAAACCTCCAGAAGACTTCGCATATTCCCCCTTCCACATGAAATCATGTGAGCCATCGAAGAAGTTGGAGGCTTCTTTGGCATATTTACCAAATCGCTCTTCCTTCTGCTTCTTAGCCTTTTTAATTTTTTCCATCCATTGGGAGCATATAGCATTGAATGGATTATTTGCGGAATCTTCTGGAGGCATCTCTCAGTTCCTATTCAGCGGCTAGCGCTTCTTTTTTTGGACGACTAACCTTGCCTTTGCCAATAGAGGACTCAAGTTTTGCAACTCTTTCCTCAAGCTCAGATCTGGCTGCTTCTACTCGCTTCCACTCGTCTGTATAATCCCAGCATCCATTCTCTCGATGGTCTACATTCCACTGGAGCTTAGGGTCGTCGCAGTGGCGAACCCCTTCAAATATTGCTCCAGAGTGTGCGCGCAACATAATATTGCGACCTGTTCTGGATATCCTTGCTACGAATGCAAGTATGGGATGCATATCAGTATTAGCCTGCGGGTAAAATGAAACGGGTGTTCCAACTAAAATCTTTGGCATTTCAAATGTCTCAGATTCAGCACGATAATCTCTTTCTTCAGGCATATTATTCTCCACGGGGTCCTAGGGTGATATTTGAAGAAGCAAGACCACGATCCCTCGCCTTACGTTGAGCAGACCTAGCCTTCCTACCTTTAAGTATGTCTTGCACTATACCAGACTTAACAACTTTCGTTTTGGGCTTAACATATTTTAGCCCGTGAGCCACTGCATATTCTAGTGTTTCTATGGCATGACACGGGCCTCGCCTGTTTCCTTCGTCCGTTATGAAGCCATTGATTGTTTTTTTCTTAAATCTACTGAACTCTTTAACAAGATTGGGGCATCTCTGAGTAACAATTAAAACCTTGGGATATCCATTGCTTCTAATGTTTAGCCAGTTCCTTAACTTTAATTCTCGGCCAGCAACGTCATCGCTGCCATTAAGGAAGCCAAAACCAGTAGAGTAACTACGAACATCACGAAGCTCCAGCTCTTTAGAATACTGTACTCTAGGAAGAACCCCAGTACCGATATCACGGATACGACCACCATGGGCATCAATAACGAACGCTTCAAAGTGATCGCTCCCTACTTTTGCTTTGACATGCTCAGCAAATTTACTAGCAGTACAATGCTTAATATACAACTCATCATAAACAACAGCATAATCGCCCCAAGAAGGAGGAGGGATGGCATAAAACGTAACAGCGCATACACTGTGGCCGGGGTCAACAACCATATAGCGACACCAGTCCCTCGGCGGGGTTCCGTTGTTACTGGTGAGGTACTCTTGGACTTTATTCCTTGGCTCGTCGAACTTAATAGCGCCGTGTGCATCTTTAGAGAAAGTTGGGTACATAAGCACGCTATCAGTGACCATCTCACCGAGAGCCCGCTTTCTAAACTCATCTTCCCCTTTTGCTTTCCATCTTTTAATATTTTCTTGCTTAACTTGTTCTGGCATAAACGGGTTATCAAAGATGGTAGCTCTAATGACAACTGTGCTTGGGTTCTCTTCTCCCTCTTCATCTTCAGCCCTTTCCACAAGATTGACCAATGCATCGTTCTTGGAGTGAGGTAGTGCAGACCAACGTAGCTTTCCATCTCTCATGGAGAGACGTGCAATCATTTCGTCATACCACTCAGAGCGCTCCAAGTCCTCGTCGATATGTACTAAGTCTGCTTGGAAACCCTGAGATGGATCACCCTTTGAACCCATGGCATAGATTGTCCAGCCATTATGCAACTCACATATCTCAAAGACATGCTGGGCACGCTTCTTCCAAGCAAACTGCTTAATGAACCTAGGAGGTATAAGAGGAGGGGCTGGCTTTGCTTCCGCCTTTCTTTCCCAGTCTGCTTCTAACCAAGGCTTCCAAGCTCTCCATTTGCCATTGATGTGATCCCTGATGATCTTGTATGCTCCAGCCCTGAACAGGTACTTGTGTATCGTCCGCCCAATGTGACCTTCGTCCATTCCCAGACACACCATCGTCCCGTTTTCTTTGGGATATTTCCCGTAAGGATCCTGCCCAGTCGCAGCACGAGCATCTTCCACAAATGCTGCCAAGGACTTCCCGACTTGATTTCCTGCTTGTATCAGACATTCTTTTGACTGGCATGAATGGTACTTCTCTTGAAACGGCAAGGGTTCATACAAACGTAGGGCTTCACATTCCCTGCGAGCCCTCTCCGCATGTAAACCTCTGACCACAGAACGCTGGTGCTGTGTAACAGAAGTTATGATATTTTGTGGTTCCGGTATATTAACCGGCCTCGGTTTCTTCTTTGCCATCAGGTGGGGCCAAATTGTACAGGGTGGACATATCAGGATCCATCATGGACATGACAGACTTTTCAATCTCTTTATCCAGCTCTTCATTTGTTAGCTCATCCAGAGACTTCTTGGCAGCTCCAGACTCAGACACCTTTATATTAAGGCGAAGAACAGAGTCTAGTATTCTCTGTCGTTGCTGAGATCCCGGTGCTGCCCTGAAGTATGTAGACATGAGCTGAGAAGCAAACCCTCCCGGCCCACCAAAGGCTTCCATGATTCTCTGGAATGTTTCAGCCATATGAGGAACTTCAGACCCGCCATTAACTAGGTTATCTAACATACTGAAGCCAGCGTCTTCTAGCTTCTTAAGTCTGTCATCAACCTCGTCCTTCCTCTTCTTCTCAAGCTCTTCAGCACGACACATCTTGCACACCTTGCGGTATCCATCAGATGAGCTATTGTCTCTGTGCCAGAAGTCTTTAGTTAGAGGAAACTTTACGTGGCAAGTCTTGCATTCCCTTTGGCTCATACTAACCTCCGAGCAGTCGTTCCTGAATTAGGTTGGGAACTTGGCCCGGTTGATGTCCAGTTGCCTGTGCCTGCTGCCCTGCTGCTAGCATAGGATCTGGGCCCATCATAGATGGATCAGGAGCACCCGATGCGGCTGGCCCCATTCCACCACCAGCTGATGGCTGAATAGTTCCATCCTGCATGCCTTGCTGAATGTGCTGCATAGTTGACATTAAATCCCCCTCCTGCATTCCACCGCCACCACCGGCTTGCTGTAGAATTTGCTGAGGATCTATCTGCTGGCCTTGGTCATCAACGATTACTATCTGACCACCAGATTGCATAGCAAGCTGAGCTGCTTGCAGTAATGCCTGAGGATCTTCATATGGTATTGGTTGAGACTGGCCTGTTTGTACGTTTACCAAATTAGGCATTACTTGTTCCTTGTATTAAAAAAGGACACCGGGCCCCGAAGAACCCGGTGTCGCACCCAAGACCCCATACACCATAGGGTGTATTTCGCGCGGCTACGCAGCCGGGGTTAGTAGGGTTAAATTCGGATGTTCACTGAAACCAATCCGGTTGCATTAGCTCCAATAGCGTCTAATGCATGGCCGATGATTTCAATGCTGCTTGCACTAGCTGAGGCAATATCGCCATCAGCTGCTGGTGCAACAACATCACCTGCTGAAATTCCTGAACCTGAATCGGTAAGTGAAACAATGCCTTCAACAACTACCCATACTAGGTCGTCATCTTCAACATCATTGCTTCCCAGTTCAGGGTCTACAACAGCACACCAGTCGGCAGCACCCGCAAGGTCGTCGATTGAACCAACAACTGCGCGTCCTGTTTGGCCTAGATCAAAGCGATGCAGCTTTCCAGCCGGAGCCGTAAGTGCTGATCCCTTGGTGTTGCGAACACAGACACACTTCAACGTGCGCCCACTACGACGCTTCCTGTCTCCACGAGGAGATGGGGATCTGTCGTAGTCAGGAAAATGAAATACAGCGCCTTCCCAATGCGAATTAATCGTAGTGGTTGTCACTGTATTGTCATCATTGACAATTTTCTGAGTTCCCTTAAGGGTTTCACCCAGATCAAAAGGAGGATCTACGTGGATCATTTTTCTAACCTTTCATTTAAGGGATTAAGCGAGACCTTGCAACTTGAAGAAGTTTCTCGGAGTTGAGAACTTCAAGTTGGACAATGTACTAACAACAGCGTTGAAAGCCTGACTATGAATATCGTACTCAGGACCTTCACTGCGAAGCAGTGCATCATCCATTGATTTAAGTTCGATATTGTCGTAGTTCAAACCATAGCCAACGCCAGTAGGAATAGCAGCTTCCCAGCTAACTTCAATACCATCAAAGTTGACAGTATTCTTGAAGCCAAGTGCTCGAAGCTGATGTTCACTAGTAATCTGAATACGTTCTTTTTCATCAATAAGATTCAAGAGATCCATGAACAGATCACGAGCCAGCATTATGTTAGTAATCTGACCATTCTGGCTACTATTGCGCTGTGCGTGAATGATGGCAAAACGCATGGCTTCATCACCTTGCAATGCAAATGTAGGACTGCTTCCACTGAAAACCGTAGACGTGTAGTTCACAACTAGTGGACTCCAGAAGTCGTACTCACTGTCAGCGATTCCAGTAGGCCAAGAAGTGCTTGCTTCCTGCTCACCACCATAAGTTCCCGGAATAGTTGAAATTCCAGCATAAG